GGTTTTTATTTTCGTGGTTGAAAATAAAGAAGAAGGAAACTGAAACGTTTTAATTCCTATGGATCCACTCTACCATCTCGTGAAGCACGCACCCTCAGCTGTGAGATGTGCCTTGTCGAAAAGAGCTGAGCTTGAGCTCATCAGAGAACAGCAGAGTCTCGAATTTAGAGACCATTGGGTTGAAGCTGCCCGTCGTATGGGAGATGTGAGAATCTTCAACGATTTAGTTGTTGGTTATGTTATGGTCGAATTCTTCAGACCGAAGTTCGAGAGAATTTTTAAACAATTCGTGGGTACCGAGGCAGGACCGTGGATTGTGGACAGATGGGCAATGGTGTTTGACATTCCGACACCGCCTATCGAAATCGAATATACTCAACAGTCAGTCAGCATGTACGAACAGTACGCTTATATTGACGAAGAGTATGAAGAGATACTGCGATTGGAGGCTCTTGAACTGGCCGAAGCACAAGGTCAGGAACATAATGGTGTTCCGATGTACCATACTGAGAGTCTGGGTGAATCGATCTTCGATCGAGATTATGAAAATGAGGATGTTCTGACACCACCATGTGGTGCTGAATTAGATTCCCCGACCGATGTGAACGATCCAACAATCGAAGTAGAAACAGACATGCATGCACTCGACGATGAGGTTCCAGCTCTACCGAAGTCGAGTCTGCAAAGGGTGACCGTATCGGCCTTACCGTTGGTACCCATGATCGAAAGTTTCGAAACCAATCAATTGATGTTGGTGAAGGAGATTGTTGTTGATAAGTTCGAAATGTTGTTGGAAAGTCACGATAGAGTCCTGGCGAGGAATGATTGGCGATCTTTAGCTATGTACATTCCGAACATTCAAGTACCGGACTGTAGTGACATTTTGGAGGTGCCTGTGAGACATACACAACCCGAATTCATCCAGATGGCCATAGATGAATTGTTACCAGGTGTTGCTGATGTCGATGACAGGTTCTTCCAGGAACTAGTTGAGACGGACGATATCTGTTTGGAATTAGATAGGGCAACTATCGATCAGTCTGTGTTCAACGATTGGGTTCCGAAATCAGACAAGAAACTGCAAGGTGTGTTTCGAACTGGTAGTACATCTAAGCGAGTCCCGACGTTTAGGGAAGCAGCTTTGGCTATCAAGAAACGAAACCTCAATGTTCCAGATTTGAAGCAAGTCATGTTCGATGACGATGAAGCTAGGAAGATTGCCAATAGGTTCATTAACACTGTTATTGACCCGAATAAGTTGGCGCAGTTTCCGGGTTATATTTCTGAAGGGGAGGTGGGATATTATAACAAATATCTTACTGGAAAGAATATAGACCCAGATCTCTTCGTAGATCCTTGTGCTCTTGTGTCGATGGATAAGTATAGACACATGATCAAGACGCAGTTAAAACCTGTTGAGGATGTATCGCAGGTTTTTGAACGAAGTCTCCCGGCGACTATAACCTATCACGATAAAGGTAAAGTTATGTCGACGTCCCCTATATTCCTGATGATGTGTAATCGATTGTTGTTGTGTCTGAATGACAAGATTTCCATCCCATCAGGAAAGTACCATCAGTTGTTCTCACTGGACCCGTTTGCATTCGAGATGACGAGAGAATTTAAAGAGATAGATTTCTCTAAATTCGATAAGTCTCAACAGAGATTGCACCATTTGATCCAATTCCACATATTTACAGCTCTCGGAGCCGATCACGAGTTTTTAGATATGTGGTTTGGATCTCACGAGATATCGCACATTAGGGATGGTCCTTGTGGTATAGGATTCAGTGTGAACTACCAACGTAGAACTGGGGACGCATGCACGTACCTAGGGAACACAATAATTACATTGTCAGCTTTGGCTTACATGTATGATCTGTTGGACCCGAATATAACATTCGTCATAGCATCTGGTGACGATAGTTTGATTGGTAGTGTTAAGCCCTTGAATAGGGACACCGAGTTTATGTTTACCACGCTTTTCAATTTTGAGGCGAAATTTCCTCATAATCAAGCTTTTGTATGTAGTAAGTTTTTGTGCTTACTCCCTACAAAGTCAGGTGGTAAAAAGGTGTTAGCCGTTCCGAATGCACTTAAATTGAACATAAAATTAGGTGTGAAGGATTTGGCGCCCGAAGCTTTCGATGCTTGGTATGAGTCCTGGTTGGACTTAACATGGTACTTCAAACATTATCTTGTGGTCTCGATGATGAGAGATTACATAAGTCACAGGTATGCGAGGAAGCAAACTCTCTTTCAAGAGGGAGCCATGTTGGCTTATGGGACAATTTTCGCGAATAAGGAAAAATGTCTCAAGAGCGTGTTTGGCATCACATCAAAAGATTTAGAGAAGATGAAACTTAAATCGAGATGTGGTGAAGTTAGGACTCAACGAGGGAAGACGGATGTGTCGAAAACCCCGAGGAAGTGGGCCGATGTTGTAGAGTACACTGAGAGTCCGAATCGCGACGATAGCGATGAAAGGATCACGAGAAGTGACCCGATTCCCATCTATGAAGAAGGGAAAAATTTGTTACCAGTCAATCGAAGCAGAAGACCTAGTAAAAAGAATAGGTCGATTGCGAAGAAAACTGGTTAGGTTGAGATGAACACAACCGAACCCCGATAAGGGTAGAACCGGACCACCGTGTGGGTTTTCCACCGGTTGTCTCCGAGAGTCGCTTTCCAGACTCGTGGTTTAGGAGATTACCTACGAAAGTAGATGCCCAATCCGTGAAGGATTGGATGCCCCGTTAGGGAAACC